ATGCGTATTGAAATCTGCATAGCCAAAGAAAAAATGACTAAAATGCCAACCGGTGCTGTGGATGCGTTAAAGGAAGAATTAACCCGACGCATCAGTAAACGTTATGACGATGTAGAGGTGATCGTAAAAGCCACCAGCAATGATGGCCTTTCTGTTACACGCACCGCAGATAAGGATTCTGCAAAAACTTTTGTTCAGGAGACTCTGAAAGATACCTGGGAATCTGCTGACGAGTGGTTTGTTCACTAATTAACACGTAAAATCGGTAACGGCTGGAAATCATTCAATACTCGCACTATCGAAAGTTCGCCAGCCAGCCGCAGCACGTTCTTGCATACGACGTGGCTGCGGCTTCCAACATTAGACAAATAACTCTTTAAATTGCTTTTAAATTATTTCGTTTGAATGCCAGTAACAGGAAATCGTTTATATAGGGTTGATAGCCCAACGTTATAGATACGTGCAACATAACGCCGTGATTTCCCTGCCGCTATGAGCGCTCCCATCTGTTGCCACTGCTCGTCGCTAAACTTCGGTCTACGCCCACCAATCCGGCCTTTGGATCTGGCAATAGCCAAACCAGCTAAAGTTCGCTCGCTATTCAAATCAGATTCATACTGCGCAGCAGAAAGAATATTACGAAAATTATAGCGACCACTTGCTGTTTTCAGGTCTACGCCATCTGTAATACTCCGAAAATTAACACCTTTTTCGTGCAGATTTTGAAACATCAATAGCGCATGCAGCACATTTCTCCCTATCCGATCTAACTTCCAGACAATCAACTCATCTCCACTTTTCATCACCGTAATTAATTCCTTTAACACAGGGCGATTAGCTGTTCTGCCACTGGCATATTCTTCATAAATTCGCTCACAGCCAGCTGACTCAAGTGCAAGACGTTGCAACTCTGTATCCTGATGATTTGTTGATACACGAACATACCCGTAAATCATGAGTGCTTCTCCTGTTGTAAAAACAGGAGAAGAGGCGAAATATCACCTGATTCAGAAAAATATTTGAAAGGTTGGTTTGGGAGAAGCGGCGAAAAGGGATGTGGGCACAGGAGATAATCAGATACCGGATATGGGAGCATTCGCTTCTGGTTCGGGATGGTTCAGGCTACCAGGTGGATATATTGTTCAGTTTGGCACTTTTTCAGGAAACACGACCCGCTTTATCAGTGGACACTTCCCTATACCATTCCCTAATCAGCCGATGGTTTCAGTCAGTGTTATGTCTGATGCCGTTCAGTCAGACCCGTCGAATCCTGCCCCGCAGGTTTTGTCTGTAAATTTTGAACATATCAGTAATTCAGCGTGGCGTGTGGCAACCAGTGATATCTCACAGCAATACAGATTCAGTTATATTTCGATAGGACGGTAGAAATGCAGAAATATATTTTCAGTGCCGATAAAAATGCGTTTTTCCCTGTGGAGCTTAAAATCGCTTATCAGGAATCCGGCGAATGGCCCGGTGATGGAATCGAAATTGACGACACTGTTGCCGCCGAATTTATGAAGGAAGCACCAGAAGGAAAATACAGAGGCGTCATCGACGGAATGCCTGCATGGATTGATATTCCACCGCCAACTCATGAGGAACAAATTGCCGCAACCGAACTGGAAAAGCAGCAATTGATTAATCAGGTCAACGAATACATATACAGTAAGCAATGGCCTGGTAAAGCAGCGATTGGTCGCCTGAAAGGTGAGGAACTGGCGCAATATAATTTGTGGCTGGATTATCTGGACGCACTGGAACTGGTCGATACTTCCGGTGCGCCAGATATTGAATGGCCTACGCCTCCGGCAGTTCAGGCCAGATGACATTCGGCGCGGTGCTGGTATCTGTTGCCTGCACCGCCTTAATGTAGCCAATCCAGGCAATCAGGCTGGCTTTGTCATCGCCACTGATAATGCCTAACTGCAGTTCCGTTTGCCACAGGCTGATTTTTGAATTTGCGGCGTTCAGAAGATTTGTTTTCTGTTGCTCGGCTTCGGCCACGTTCGCCGAGTGCTGTTTATCGCTATCTGTAGCCCATTTCTCACCATCCCATTTGTCATATGGCGTAGATGGTGCTGTGGTGGTGGTGCCTTCCGGGTATTCTCCCAACCGTGAAACTGTCACATGCTTTCCAGTTTCCGTGCTGTAAACGGTTTCGCCGCGATGGTCTGCAACGTATTCCCAACCGGTCAAATCAGCCGTCCGGCAAACAGCAAAGCCGTCCTTTTTGCTGATTGGCGCATCCACGCACGAATTGCCTGGAACACCAACGCCAACGGGAAGATATTCAACAGCTAAACCGATATATTCACGCGTCACGCCATCATAATTATAAACGGTGATATATCCGTCTTCCGTGGCGAAACCGTTTTCATCTAATGAAATTTCTTTTGCGGTCATTATACTGCCCTTACAATGTAGTTGAATGCGAGGTTGCGCGGGCGAGTTTCAGCACCTGTTGAACCATTCGCCTTTAAGTAAACCCAACCAGAGCCATTAAAAGTGGTTGCATTAATCATATATTTAATCGGAATCATGTCAGAGTCAGGGGTATCGCCCAGCCTGTCCCTGTAAGCGGTATCTGAACTGTATGCCATCGCTAGATCATGAGTATGCTGCTGTACTGATTGGCTCTGACCAGTTAAAACAACGCGCCCACTATCAACCCCGCGCCCATCATCCCAGCCACGGATAAATTCACCGCGCAAATCAGGCAATTTTAACGCTGGATAAACTTTTGCCAGCTCCGGGTATTCTTCAGCAGAAAAAGGCGCACCGTTGCATTTAATCCAGCCTGTTGGCGGTGTGGCTGAAGGCCACGGAACAGGTACACCAACGGGTAACGCTGAGCCTTCTCCCAAACCAAGGTTTTCGAGAGCCGTTTGCACAGTGCCATCCGATTTGATATCGCCAAACGGATTCTTGCGGCTTAACAGCAGCGCACGAAGTGCGGTAAGCAGCTGGTCGTGCCGCGCCTTCTCGAGACTGGCACCGGATGCCTCTACAACGCTGCAAAGCTCCTCCTGCAACATGTCAAAGTAGTCATCATCCAGATCGGTGGCAGGCGTGCCAGTCTGGGGGTTACCACGGGTAAAACCGTTTTTACCCGCGCCGAACTTATCCTTCTGCGCGGTTTTCGTGTCTATACGATGCATGGATTACTCCGGATATTTAAAAATTACGTAGGTATGCGAAGGGCAGAGTTTGTTAAGCACGCACTCGACAACGGTGTCGCCCCAGATACGCAGTGCGGAATCACAGGGATCGCCACATGTCATCCAGGTGGTGTTGGTGGCGGCTGGCATGTTGACCTGCCAGTAATACCGCCATTCCGGCGCATTCACTGCGTCAGTACAGGCCGATGAGCAGGTGAACGTGCTTTTATCGTATCGCGTGATAGTGGCGTCTGGTCTGCCCAGGGCAGCAAGCTGTGCAAGATAAAAATCCTCATTGATGCCGCCCGCCAGATTAACCTTCGCATCCAGCCGTTGCTGACGCTGGCGAAGGGTCTGTGTCCCTGCGGGAATACATTCATCCGGCAGACCGCACAGACGCTCCCAGCGGTTTATCAGTTCAGTGGTGGTGCGCGGATCCAGCTCCCGCATCAGGGCATCCGCACGCTGATGAACGCGGGTTAATGACGGTGCCGCACCGGCAATCGCCGGATCGCTGACTGACCACGCCGGACCGGGCGGCAACAGTGCCGACAACAGACGGATATAATCATCGTTTGTCACGTCCATGAAATCGTCCCCAGAACCGCCAGCTCATTTTTTGCAATGGAGATATTGTCCGCCGGGGCAAGCAACTGATGGCTGTATTCCCCGTTCGCACCGGAAATCGCTTCACTGATACGTGACACCTTCAGTTCTCCCTGCGGATAACCATCACGCAGCAGGAACGAACGCAACTCGGCGGTGATGGCAGCCCGTATTTCCGGTGTGTCCGGCGTCACGCGGATATGAAAATCCACTTTATGCGCCACCGGCCTGAATACATACAAATCAGAGCCTGCCACCGGGGCCAGTGGCTCGATATGTTGTCTTGCCGCCGTTTCCGTTGACTCTTCCGGAATGGGATTAATCAGGTCACTGCTGGCAATCATCACACCGACAGTCCCCGTTCCCATCCAGTGTCGGTATGTCCATGCGCGGGTAATGCCGGGCACTTCTTTAGCCCAGACGACATAGTCCCCGTCAGCCCCGCCCTGAGGCGTCCAGTAATACCGCTCAATGACGCGGGCGCGCCACGTTTCCAGCTCTTCAGTATCAAATCCGCCTGTCAGGGTGTCAGCCACACCGGAAGACGGCAGACCATTCACCGGCGTGACCAGGATTAATGCCGTACCGTCGTCAGCGTTACCGACCGCGCCTGTAGTTGAGCAAGTGATCGGCACACGCAGGACACCACCAGTGCTGGTTGCATCGGCAGTTGCCGTGTACTGAACCAGGTCATCGCGCTGAATAACACTCCCGGCGGTCACCTTCAGGCCATCGCTGACACCTTCCCAGCGCATATACCCGCTGGCAGCCGTGGCCCCCTTGCGCGGACACCGTTTCATCGCAGCATGTCGCGCCAGCCAGGACTCATCGCACAGGTCAGGCAGCATATTCATTGCCAGATAATCGATGTACCCGTAAACCGTATGCAGCGCCGCCGCATACACCTTTGCCCGCACGTCTTCATCCATGCGCCGGAGCGTGTCGCTGACGTCCAGCCTGGCAAATAAATCGTTACGGAGCATACTGATATTTTCTGCCAGCGTCGGGCGCTGAAATTCACTGTCCGCCATGCGTTATCGCACTCCACAGATCATCAAAAGAAATCATTACCGGTCCGTCACGACGCCAGAGAGTGATACTGTTACCCAGTTCATTAATCCCGGTGCGGCGGATATCCAGATCAATACGGGACACCACGCCGTCATCAATCATCCATTGCAGGCATTCGCGGATATACCCCCTTACCGTCTGCACCAGCTGATTGGTCAGTTTGCTGCGCTGAAGCAGCCACAGTCGGGAGCCGTAACGGTCATTCTGTACCGCAGGCCAGGTATCCCCCCACCATCCCATCGGGACGTCGGCGTTGTCATCAGGCTCCGCCCGCCGCCAGGTAAACAGGGAAATCACCACGGCGCGGGTCAGCGGATCCAGCGGTGCGCTGGCGCAGGTGCGTTTACCGTTCACCGTCAGCCACAGTTCCATCATGCCTCCATCGCTTTATCAGGTTTGTCGGTGTTACTGCCCTGACCGTTCTCTCTGTGACGATGCCCGTTATAGGCAAGCCGCATCGCTGACATGGTGGTGCCGCCGGAGTCGCACAGGTCTTTCACCTGTCCTGTCACTTCCAGGTCCATTTCAAAACGTGCTTTAGGTGAATTGCGAAACGTGATCGTTTTACCTGCACCGTCCACCACGATCCCCTCCCGGGTCAGCGTCACGGACTGCCCCTGATCGTCATAGACAGCCACCTCACCCGTCTGCAGCCCTTTCAGGCGGTAGCGCCGGTCCGACACCGTAACAACCACCGCATGAGAACGGTCGCCATCCGGAAACAACACCACCGCTTCCGCACCGCTGTTTGCCCTTGCGGTAAAACCGTAGGGTTCAAGATGTTCAACCCCGGCTTTGGGTTCACCGGCAATCAGGGACACATCCACGGTCTGACATTTCGTGGCGGCACTGATGCTTTTCACCACGGCCCGCCCAATCAGGCCGAGGAGTTGTCGCTGCATGGCTTCAATCGTCCTCATCAGAACGGGTCCTCCTGTACTCTGGCTTTTTTCTTTTTCCGCGCGCCGGGGGCTTCGGGTTCAGGCAGATAAGCATCAGGTGGGCCGACACGGATTTCCGTCAGGGTGCCGTTCTGGTCCTGAGTAAACGTGACTTCCGAAACAAGCAGTTCGGTATTGTCGAAACCACAGACCGGATCAAAGACAATCACCCGCTGGTTGGGCTGCCACAGCGTACCGTTACCCTGTCGCCAGCCCTGCACCACATAGGTGGTTTCATCCGTCCGCGCCGCCCGTTGTCTGGCTTCAAAGTCCGCACGGGCAATACAGCCTGCCCCCGTAGCCTGCCCTGTCTGCCTGATATACATCGGACGGTAACGGGCAATAAATGCGTCCTCTGTGCGGGCCCGCAGCGCGGTGGTGGTGGCCTCACCGAAATCATCGTCGTTTCCGGCACGCTGCCCCGCCACCTGGTAAACAGAAAACCGCTCCCGGATACTCTTCTCCGTATCGCAGGAAAGGATGTTTTCCCCGAGTACCAGCGCAGTATGTGCCCGCGTTGAGCCAATACCGCCAATCACCAGCCTGCCGTGCGGGTCGTCGTAAGCCAGTGCCTGCTGCTGACCGAGTATTTTGTTGATTACCTCAATCACCGTTTCACCGTGATCAGGCTGAACATCAGGAATAACACCCGACGGCGCACCGCTGTTCACCACCTCAATGCCGAAAGGCGCAGCAAGCGCCTGCGCAATCTGCACCAGCGAGCGTCCGTTAAACTGTGTCGGTTCGGCTGCACAGTCAATCAGGTCAGCCGTCAGACTACGTCCGGCAATACCGGTGCTGACCGAACGGGAATCGTAACGAACGGGCGTCGCCTCCACCCAGCCGGTGATCACCAGCTCATCACCAATCAGCACTTCCACTTTTGAACCGTTTTTAATGCGCGGCTGAAGCGTGGTGATACCCTCATCTCCCGGCCACTGGCGGGTGATCTCCACACTGAAATCCCGCGCCAGCCGTTCAATACCGGCACCGATGCGCACCGATGTCCAGCCATTCCACTCCCGGCCATTTACCCGTAGCGTGACATTGTCGTTCATTGCACTGGCACCTTCAGAGGGATCACCGGCACAAAGCCGGGATGCGTAATGGCATTACGCCGGATAATGTCCGCGTCACGCGCCGCGTTATCAAACCAGGTCGCCGCCAGCACCAGCGCGGGTAAAACCTCATCCGGTGTGCGCTGAATGATCCGTGCAGACTGTTCAAGGCGCGTGTTGATATCCGCATTCAGATCTGCTTTCACCCGGCGCAGCGCCAGAAACAGCGCATCGCTGGTTGTACGGGACAACTCCTTATCAATTGCCGTATTCAGTGTGTCGCGAATGTCAGTCAGTTCTTCCCACGTCGGCAGGTCAACCGTGTTTTTCACCGCCGGTGCATTGTTCAGTGCCGGATGCGTGACGGAAGGCCAGCCAGTGCTCTGCGCGGGTGTTGTTGCCTGCCCCACTGCGGAATTCTGCATCACCGCGGAAGTTGTTGGCGCAGGCAATCGGGTGACGGCATACGCCGCTTCGCTGATTGCGGTCGTACGAAGGGTGCTGGCAACCACGTTACGCTGCTGCGTCGCCGTGGCGGTGGTTTTACTGTCCGTTTTCCAGACGCCGCGCGGTTGCAGATCGCTGCCGAGGCTGACACCGGAAAGCGTTTTGATCATGGTGACCAGGTCGCTGGCGTTACCATAAAGGCGTTTCCCGGTACGCCACATTTTCTGCACCTGCTCAACGAAATTTTTGCCTGACGATGGCGGCGGCAGAAGTACCGAGATATCCCCCTGCAACAGCCTGGCGGCATCCGATACGGCAGAATCCACCACTTTCATCGCATCAGAAACATACCCCAGCATTATGCTGGCATTACCGATAACGTCGTTCTGCACGAAATCCGCCACACCATCGATACTGAAACCGCTGAAGCTGTCACTGATGCAGTCATCCAGTGCAGAACAGGATGACATCAGCGTCTGCGCCGTCGCCGCACCTGATGTGGGGTAAGAGATTTCTCCTGCTTCGACAAACTTCAGGTCAAAGCGGACAATACGCCCTTCACTTTTCGATGTGCTGACCCGAACTTCCCCGTCAACACAGACTTTCAGCTCACCATATGTCGGGTGGACAAGCGTGCCGGGACCGGGTTTATTCAGCGCTTCAATCAGGCGATCGCGCTGGTCAAAGCAGTCATCTCCCACCACATAAGCTGTGATGGACGGGCGGAAAGTGACTTTTCCCAGATCTTCGGTATAGGGCTTGTCGCGGTTCGGATATTCGTGTGTTTCCACACGGCGACCGGTTCCCGCACTTTCTTCTTCAACCTTAAACGGTACGCCGCGAAATGACGCATCCTGAAGCCTGTCTTTCCACGTCATATAAACTCCGGATACAAAAAACCCGCCAAATCTGCTTTGTCAGTTATTTACATCGCAGAAGATGTGGCGGGAACCTAATATTTTTAATTACTATCTGAGTTGAACATCAATGGAATAAATATTACCACTCTTTATAAATTTAGAATCTGTTCTTTCATCAAAAGATTCAAATGACTGTACCTTTAAAAACTTTTTCATTTTATTTTCAAAAATACTTTCATTAACACCAGTTAAATACTTGAACGCTCTACCAGCAAGGACCTCATTACTTAAATCCATTGTGTTTTTATTGTCTTTGAAAAACCAAACAATAACCTTTTGTGGGCATGATGGATTATAAACAGATATATAAAACTGCGGCTCATATTTTTCATCAGCGTCATCACTAAGCATTTCTTCAGAAGATAATTCTCTTCTGAATTCATATTGCCGCTTAGTTATTCCTTCATCCTTTATTATCTCTTGCTTAACTGGTGCAATACCTATAGAAGAGATTAATTCTGACTCATTAAAGCTGAACTTACACTCTTCCGCAGCCAAGTTAAAAGATAAAAGTGCAGATATAAAAAAAACAAAGATACGCATAATCATCCCTTCAATCATTTGTAAGGAATGATTATATTAACTACTTAAAGCTGAAAACCCAAATTATGCCAGACAAAAACACATTAATCATTTTGTACACTACCTGAACCGCGTATAGCCAACATCATGGCTGACATCAAAACCGCTGGATCGCGTTTCCATAACCCGCATACCCGGAGGCGAATTCACAAAAGAGACCTTGATCTCACCATCAACTTTTGGCACAGAAGCTTTGTTAATCATGAAGGGATTCGAGCCTGTGGCATCGGAGGCGTTGTTTGACTGAGCCGGATCCACCGCCGGATAAGGTGTGTATCCCCGCGCCGGTATTCCCGTCCCATAAGCATCATAAGCACCCGCGCCCCACTGCGCAGAGTTAATGGCATCGACCGTGTCACCGGAACTGTCGGTAAACCACTCAATAATTGGCTTCAGCTTGTCCCACATATCCTGAAACCACTTAACAACCGGTCCCCAGTTATTGATCACCATCCCCAGCGGCGACCAGGCAAAAACCTTCTTCAGAAGTTCCCAACCTGCCTCAAAATAAGGACCAATGGTTTCCCAGAGCTTCTTGAAATAAGGTCCGACAACATCCCAGTTAGTGATAATTAATCCCGCAGCCAGAGCAATCGCCGTCGCAATCATGCCAATCGGCGTCATCGACATAATCCTGCTGACAATACTGATGGCACTGCCCACGCCCATCAATCCCAGTTTCAGAATCGCAAGACCGGCAGCAAGCCCGACGACGCCGCGAATAACCCGGGGATTTTCATCCGCAAACTTCGTGAATTTCTCCCCCAACTCCCCCAGCCATTGTGTGATATTTTTAGCGTCACCAGAAAATGCGCCGCCAATAGCCGCAAGGCCGTTAGTTGCGGTCCCTGTCATTGCCTCCCACAGGTTGGACAGCGTACCAAGCTGTGCCTGAACACGTTTATTCAGGCTGGCCTGTTTATTCATCTTCTGCTGGATCTGATCGTAGCCATCCTTTCCTTTATCGATTAGTGCATTGACCACCTGAAGAGTTTCCGCATCATCACCAAATATTGCCTTAAGTACACCTGTTCGCTTAACGTCGGTCAGTTTTCGCAGCTTTGCCAGTTGCCTGAACATGTTATCAAGACCGCCAAAACTCCCTTTGCCGTCAGTAAAATCGAGCTGTACCCCGAGTTTCTGGCGGGCCATGATTTTATTAACGTCCCTGATTTTCTTAACGCTTAATCCGGACTGGATAACTTTTCGCAGGGCATTACCTGCCGACTCCCCGTTCATCCCCATCTGATCCATCATGACGCTGATGGGGGCAAGGCTCTGTGCAGCCTGAAGACCATCCTTGTTCACCATCTTCAGAACAGAACTGGTTTTAGTGAAGAAGGACAACATGTTGGTATCGTCAACGCCCAGATAAAACGCCTTCTGGATAGTGTCGAACAGCCCCATCATGTCTTCTGACGCCGTTCCGGTAGCATCCTGCATCTTTGCAGCAAACTCAGCAGCCGCTTCCGGTGTTTTTTTCAGTTGTACCGCAAGATAAGCTGTCGCTTTACCCACACCACCCAGAATGTTTTCTGCCGGGATCCCCTGACGCACCAGCATCTGCATCATGTTCTGGAAATCAGCCGTTGTACCGGGTAGCTGGTTACCCAGGCCAATAGCCAGTTTATTGATGTCCTGAAAGCTCTTTCCGACCTCGCCGTTCGCATCCATCATGGCGACTTTCAGCCCGGTGGCGGCGTTTTCCTGATCGGCATAAGATTTCAGGGAAAGCGTCAGACCCGCTGCCAGTCCGCCACCAAGCGCCAGCCCACCCTGTGATGCTTCTTCCGCCTGGCGTTTAAATCCCCGGATTTTCTTTTGCATTTTCGACAGCGCGGGAGAAAGTCTGTCGACACCGGTGATCAACGCCTTAAGCTCAAATTCAGCCATGTGTGCGTTTCTCCTGCTCTATCCTGTTTGCCTGACTGACCAGCAAGGGAATTTCACTGATCGGCATATTCAGCAATTCGAAGGGATTAATGCGCCAGTAGCTGGCGCAGTCAAAGAAGCGATCAGTGAGGTATTCAGCCGTCAGGCCTGGAGGAAAAAACCAGCCACAAGCCACGCCGCAGCATTCAGGTCTGCCGGAGACATCTGGTCGACAGAGTTTTGCGGCACTTTCGCCAGCCGCACAATGTATTTCGATACCACATGCGCCAGAAGTCTGACGGACTCATCCTGATTCATCTGGTAGGGATACCCCAGCTCGCGGACATCTTTCCCGGTGGGCTCATCAAACTCCAGTACGGAGAGTGTCTCGCCATGAGCGGTAATCGGTTTCTTTAACTCAAGCTCTTTCATTACTGGTAATCCCCTTCTTCACCGTGGAACTCAAGATCAACCGTCCCTTCTTCGGCATTATGGTTCGCTTCGCCGTGCAGCCAGGCAGACGACAGTACATAGACCTGACCGTTCGCCAGCTCGGCAGTGATGGTCATCTCATCAGACGAGGTGATTTTGCTCACCGGAAAATTCTTCGGCACCTTGAAGGTCCCTTTAACATAAGGCGCACGGTGAGTTTCCTTGCGGTCCACTGAACCGTCCAGGCCGATGATGTCATCATTGACCGTCCTGTTCATGGGCACCTCAATGCCGCCGGTCAGCGATAGCTGTTGACCGTCAATTTTGAAATAACAGGTTCCCCCGATACGGGCCATTATGCAGACTCCTCTGAATACTGAAGACGGAACTGGTTAACCACGGCAAAGACACGCAACTGGTTAACATAGTCAGGCGGGAACAGCGTGTTCAGGCGGTTCGGATCGCTGGCATCACGCTCCACAACCAGGTACTGCTTAAACAGTTCGTAGTTTTCCACGATCCCCGCACGCTCAAGCTGACGGTAGGTTGCCAGCAGTTCCCCTTTGATCACCGCCGGTGTGACAATCGCCTGACCGGGACCAAAGCGGGTACCGTCGCTGGCAAGCTTGTGACGCCCGTACTTACTGGTAATGACGGATTTCAGTTTGCGCAGCACATACGCGCTGGTATGCAGCGTCTCGCTGTCGAGGTAGCTGTTATCCGCAACACCGTAAGCGTTTTTCCTGTACGTGGTGACATCACGCTGAATGCGCAGCACCCCGCTTTCGACATACGCCGTTGCCACGCCATGAGACAGCAGGGTCTGTTGTTCGGTCATCGTGAACCGTTTCCCCTTCGGCGCAGGCAGCATACCCACCAGCTCACCGGTCTGCGTGGGACGTGCCGGATCGTTGCGAATAAACACCGCTGCGCGGGCGGTACGGCTTGCCGCCAGCTCGTCGGCAGGCGTCTGGGTCTCTTTTTCGTATCCCGCCAGGGTAATGTGCTGCTGGTTAAACTGGTCACCTGCGGTCACCAGTTCTGACAGCGTGCCGATCTTTGCCGTATACACATGACCATACAGCTGACGCGCATAGCTCCAGCGACCGCTGGTATCGTTCATCTCGGTCACCAGCGTGTTAACGGAGGCCGTGTCGTTGAACGGCAGGCCGATATAATCAAACGGCTCATCCGCCATTGCAGCCACCGCGCCGGTGAGAACCGGAGCACCCGTTCCGGCGGTACCCGTCGCCACGGCAATCTGTACGCCCGCTGGCAGCACTTCGCCCCCACCAAAGCCGTAGTAATTGAGGCTGACAGGAATTTCATTCCCGCAAAGCCCCTTATGACGCGCGGTCAGTGTGACCACGCCTGCCGAAGATGAGGCAGTAAACGGCAGGGTCGGAACGGCATTGATGGCATCCTGGATACTGCTGGCAATCGTCGTGACGTTATCGCCGTTGGTCACCGGAGCCTGCACGCGGGTACGTCCCACATAGACATTCACCGTGCCGCTTTCGGTTGCTTCCCCGGTCACCGTCAGCGTAACCGTTGCCGCCGCGCCTGTGGCTTCCGGAACGGCAATCACATACAGCTCACCAAACGGGTCGGTCTGGCGATAAGCCTCGACCATACGCGCCAGCTGACTTCCCGCACCACAAATCTGGCGTGCATAGTCTGCCGACGGCATCAGCACCAGACTGTTGGCAACAATCTCTGCACCGTTATTGGCATGACCAATCAGCAGCGATGCTCCGCTGTCCTGTGCAGTATTCGCAGCCTGGTTATCCATTTCCGCATAAAACAGCGGAACCAGCGTATTCGACGGAATGGTGTTAAAGCTTATCGTCATCGGTGTTCACCTTTTTATTCACGCGCCGGATATCACCCGCTGCTTCACGGCGCAGCCAGTAGTTGTTCTCATCAACATTTCGCCCTTCGGCGGGCAAAAGGTCGCCGTGGGCAGGGTCAGGCACTGACCGCCCTTTAACAGGTTTCACAAACATGATGATCCTCAGGAAGGAAGGGGTATTTCGGTGTGATGTTCGATATCGCCGTCAGGCCCGTTACCGGGATCGAGATAATCAACATCAATCGCCAGCGTTCGCAGTTCATCCAGACTGTTCAGGTCATCCTGCTGGCGGGTATCGTCTTCGGTCAGCTCGCTGATGACCGAAAAATCGAACTGATAAATCAGCTCATGACGATTCAGATCCAGCAGCGTGCCGCCGTCATAGGTAATCGGGTTACCACACGCTTCCGGGTTCCAGCCCAGCAGAGCCTTAAAGAGCATCTGCCGGACATCGTCCACCACATCATACGAGGCAAACTGACCGCGCTCATCACGCCCGTTACTCAGTATGACAACCACGGAGAAGCCCTCTTTCAGCTCCTGCCAGTAGTCGGTCTGGCTTTTGTTTTCTCCCGGAGAGTCATCACCCGGTACCACATATGCCGCCGGGAGCTTCAGCTTTCCGACCTCCGGCAGATTTTTGAACTGGGCCGCGCCTGCCACCCGGTTTTCAAAATACGGACAGCGGGCACGCAGCGCAGCAATAACAGGAGTCAGTTTCATCTGTGTCGTCGCTCCGGCTTCAGTGATTTACGCAATTCCCGCGCCAGAAAATAGCGTGTCCAGCTGCGGTTCTTTTCAAGAGTTTCCACCATGAAATTATTACGTGGAGCCAGTCGCCAGCCGCTGCCACCGGATGCACCACGATGATGACTACGACGACGTTTTGCTCCTCCCCGGACACCAAAAAACAGAAACGCCGGATAGAAGTCACCAGAGATCATCCGGTTCCCCTTCCCGTTGTGCTGGTTAGGGGCAATGCGTGTCATAAAACCGGCTCGCTTTTTACTGGCTCTCGGCACCATGTAACCAATCGAACGAGCCAAGCGTCCGGTCTGATAACCGGGGTTTTCACCCGGTGCCGACCGCGCACGGCGCATCACCAGCCGACGGGCATCACGCATATGACGCTGCCCAATCGTGATAAACGCCCGCCGGACACGGGCGCGGTTAAAGCGCATTTCCGCGGGCTGCTGAACATCAACGTGAAAAAAGGGAGTCGCCATTGCTGCCTCCGTGACTCTGCGTAAACTCGCCCAGCTCCGTACACTCCAGCAGCAGAAAGCGCCGCGCCCCGTTCAGATCGCGCTGACGTTTCACCCGGTACACACTGTCACCGCAGACCACCTCATAATCAGCGGTGATCCCCCGGCGGTAACGAATGGTGATGTAATGGGTGATGGCGTCCCCGGTCTGCGCGGTTTCCTGCCAGGTGGTGGCACTGGTCTGGACAACCTTCGCCCATGTCCGGAACGCAACCGGGTATTGAGGCTCCACGCCAAAGTTATCCGCGGGCATATCCACCCGCTGGCGGATCAGGACGCGTTTATTCAGTTCGCCGGGGTCCGGCAGAATGTAGGTTGCGCTGGTCTGCGCCTGACGAATTTTCATAGTGGTATAAGGCGATAAGGAGCAACCAACCAGTTAAAGCTCATTGGCAACTCCATTTTCTCAACGTCTGTAACCGTTGAGCGGTTTTCGTAGAAATGGCTGACAAGTAGCAGGAGCGCCAGCTTCACATCATCAGATATCACAAGCCCATCAGGATCATCCGCAGGCCTGTCATCTGCGGTTGCATACAACGTACGGTTAAGGAAGTTTTCCGTCCGACTCTGAGCGGCCTTCCCAAGTAGTTCAAGCAACTCATCTTCATCAGAGAAATCATCATCCAGACGAAGCTGAAGCTTAATCTCTTCCATTTTTAACAGCATAAAACCTCCTGTGCCCGCCAGAACGCGGGCACAAAAAAACCGCATTACGCGGCGTGCTGTATTACGTAAAAAGACTAATCAACCACCAACGCTACCTTTCCCCACCAGCGCTTTAATGGCAGAGGTGTCTTCCAGGATACAGTCAAAACGATGGAAGGCCAGAAAACCGGTCTGATCATATTCTGCGTAACGCTCAACCAGACGTTTAAGAATCATGTATCGCACACGACGGATAATGAAGCGATCAAAGTCACCACAGAACATGAATTTTTTACCCGCCCCGATATCATCAATTTCCTGATCAATGACATACGGTACATTCAACACTGAAGCAGGTGCCACACCAACAATATCCGGCAACCATAAAGGGCGTCCCTGACCGTCTTCCATCTCACTGATCAGTTTCAGCGTATTATCGTTAAACGCCAGGCGGAATTTCGGTCCGCGACGATATGCAGGATCAATGCTGTGTTTCAGAGCCAGAATTTCCTGCCACTTCACCGCATTTGCCGCGGCAGTCTGTGTTGTGCCGGTCACTGATGCTGCCAGCCCTTTGGGTTGTTTAGGCGTACCAGCCCCCGTCCCCTGAATCAGATAACGGGCTTCACCACGACCAATACGTTCAGCAATGCGACGGGCAAGATAAGCTTCCATATCGATCGCACTGTCCTGCAGCAACTCATTAGACACACGAATTATTTTCGATGTCATTTTGAGCGCCCCAAGGCTTCCCATACCGAAATCGGTGTCTTCTTCACCGGCTTCTTCATTTTCGCCCAGCAGAATACCAACTTCGGAAGTACCATCAGCTGTTGCCCACTCCATAGTGCGACCGTCAGAAGTGGTAAGAATCTGCGCCACACTGGCGATGCCACCGTAGGATTTCATCTTCTCAACAACTTTCGCCAGGAATGTTTCTGGTACGGTATATCCGCCCTTTTCATCCTGAGCTACGCCCTGGGCACGAAGTTCACGCAACGCCTTTCGTTCTTCTGATGTCAGCTCACTGGCACCGTGACGCATCCACTTATCAAAAACCTGAGCTCGTTTCTCATCCTGTTGTGGATTGTTTTCCGGATCAAGATTCTGACGCTGCTCTTCCTCATTGCTTTCAATGTACGCCTGATCCTGACGACGTAGTTCTTCTTCGCGTGCAATTCGTTCATCAAGAGCTTCCAGTTCGGATTTTGCTTTGTTCCACTCAGTGCGCTGCTCTTCCGTCCATGCGTTATCACCAATTTTTTCATTCAGGGCGCGCATGTCAGTTGCGATAGTATTACGTTTCTGTTTCAGTTCATGCAGTTTCATGATGTTTCCTTTACGCGTTAAGAAGGGTCAGGACGCGTTCACGCGCCATACGTTGATTAATGGCTTTCTGTAGCGCGCCGCTGTTGCGCGCCTCCTGCCATGCTTTCATGGAGCGAACAGCCGAGTCAGCCTCCTGATAGGCAGGATATGTCACAGGACTGACATCCAGCAGACGGGAAAAGCGGGTTATCTCGCGAATAACAACCCCGTCCTCATCCTGATACCACTCCTCGCCGTCACGGGCGACACGGAAAGCAAAAGATGACTGGTTAATATCTCCACGTTGCATCGGGGCCAGCACCAGATCACGAATGGTCTGTGTCTCCGGAGCCTGGATGTCATAGCGCAATCCGCGCTCATCAACTGAAAGATTCAGCGTGCCTGCTGCACTACGCCCAAGAATAAAATTAGGATCGTGGTTAAACAGTGCGCGTACATCATCACCAAGCACATCGTCAAAAGCGCCGGGCCGGATGATTTCGCGGAATGAACCAAATATCAGCTCAGAACGACAGTCAAACACCGATCCATAACCGATAATGTGCGCAGGGTTATCGTCATGCCGCTCAGCACGCACCTCACCGCTGTAACAACGGATTTCACGGTCATTCATTGGTTTTTCCCTCATCATTTTTTGGGGGCTTAAAATCTCCTGCCGGGTTAGCAGCATTCACGCTTACCAGCATCTCATCCAGCCCTTCAACCGGATTCATATCCTCGAATGCGCGGGCCTCATTACGGCTCATCCATCCATCGGTAATAGCGAAGTGATAGAATTGCGCGCGCTCCTGCGGAGTTCCGCGTAAAAGCCCCGTCAGATTGAACCTGACGTAATACCCGGCGGCTAACTCAGCGCGGGTAAACAAGCGACGGTTAAGCTCCTGCTCCCAGTTCGTCACCCACGGCATCATCGTGTAGCGGACAAACTGAATCGCCTGCGCAGAAATATTGGAGAAGGTGGCTTTTTCGAGGTCATTAATCATGTGCGCAGGAATATTGAAAATACCGGCAATCATTGAACGGTTCAGTTTCATCATGTCAATGATCTGAGCGTCAACTGGCGACACAGTCAGTGCCTTGTAATCCAGATCGGCTGGCAGCAGCATGGTTTTGTTTTCCTGGCTGCGTAACGCCTGCGATGCCTTCTGCCACTGATCTTTAAGCCAGCCCCAGCTGTCCTTATTGAGTCCGCTTTTAACGGATACTATCCCCGCCGGACGGGCATTACCGCTGAAGAAGCTTTCTGTGTATTTCTGACCGCTCATCCCCATGCCTATTGTTTCGGCATGTTGCATAATCGGACTCAGCCCCATCTTCTGATTATTACCCAGCGCACGGATGTGGATCATATCGTCGGGGCTGATCGCAAACGCCCCATATTCGTTGTACAAACCGTAGGTGTATCGGCCACCAGTATTCATCAGCGTCGTTTCCCACGGCATACAGCAATCCAGGGATATGACTTCACCGCGACGATTACGTTTCACCCAGGTATACCCATTCCCCCAGCCAAGGATGTGACGTTGCTTCAGTTCGCGCCATTTGTAACTGGTTTGCCAAGTATTGGGCTCATCATGAACCAGATAAAACGCCGGATGATCGCGTGCGGGCTCAACCTTCCCATTGTGCCTGCGCATAACATGCAACGGCATCTGGGCAAGGCTGGAAGACAGGACATAGATACAGGAATACACCGCAGCCAGTTTCATCGCAGTTTCAGGACTGACATAAACGTCTGCCCGGAACAGCCCATCAGTATCAACGGCATCCCCGGTTATCGGGGTGGAAGGATTCTCCAGTGATTTACTTCTGAACAGAGCATCAAGCAGCACGCGTCCCCCTTCTGGCCATAGCCAGTGCGCCCACCAGCAGTAAACCGCCGGACAGCATCAGAGCCGGAGCCATACCAAACTGCAGGTAAAACCCGCACGTAAGCAGGCCAAAACCAGCCAGCCCGATAACATCAGCAATTAGTGATTTCATAGAATTAAGAGAGCATCGTCCGGATCAAGAGATGAGAGGAAATCGTCGGGTTCTTTGAGCATTGCCCGACCGATCGCCATAATCAGTGCAACCGCACCATCGATTTTGTTTTCCGCCTGCTCCTTGACAGGCTTCACCACATCATCGTTACCCGGAATGGTTTTGCCGACCACGTTGCCGATACACCAGGTCATGATGGGATTGCCGTCATGATGAAAGCGCCCCGATTCAATCGCCGCTTCCAGCTCTTTCATCGGATCGGACATGTTGGTGTAGTTCTGAATGATGGTGATGGGGTTCAGGTCTTCATCAGCAAGGTCATGCGACAGCCCGGTCGCCCCGAAGGGGTCGATGGGTGACTCACTGACCGGGCTGATTTTGTTCGCCGCTTTGGCCTCCTCGAGGATGTAGCGATAATCCACCTCCGCACCAGCGGTAACAGTCAGAACGCCCATTTCCACCCATTTCTGAAAGCGTTCGGCTGTCCGGCGATCTTCATTTTTCTCGACGCTGTACACCGTGTCATACGGTACCCAGAAACGCGGGGCCACACTGTAGTAATGCGTTTTACCGTCAATCTCGCGGGTATAAAGTCGCGCCATGCTGTTCATATCCAGCTTACGCGCCAGGTCAAAGGCCAGAATGCACGGCTGCCCCTCGAACTGCTCAAGGGTCAGTGATTTATCCTCGCAGCTCTGCCAGCTCACCAGGTTGAAATACGCCGAACGCGCCGACACCCAGATATTGAGGTGTTTTGTTTTAAAGACGTTTGCCAGACGGGCGTTATTTTTCGCACGCTGCTGCTGACTTAACAAAAATTCGCGATAAACCGACACGCCAATATTTGGATTGGCTTTTTCCAGCACCTGCGGGTCGGTCCAGTCGTCACCTTCATCAACGGTATAGATGATCCCGAACAGTTCATCGTTGGGTACCGAACCGTTGAGCATCTCAATAACTTCCCGCCGCTTGTCGTAGCACGGCCCCTCAATGTTGTACCCGGCGGTGGTGATGGCCCACATCAGTGGCTGACGTCGCGCCCCCATCCCGGTAAGCATCGTGGTATAAAGTGCATCGGTGGCGTGCTCGTGATATTCATCCACCACCGCACAGTGGGGTGATGAACCATCACCAGGGTTACCGATCAGCGGTTCAAACCGCGCACCATCCTCCGGACGGTTCATGTTTGAGGCGTTAACCTCAATCCCGAACGCTTCCGTCAGCATGGGTGTGCGTTT